ATCACACAGGTAAACGAAGAAGCATCAGACGAAGTGTTTGGTGTTGTTTCTAGCCTAGATCAAGCGGCATTCAAAATGAACGACGCGGCAGGTAACGACAACACTCACCCTTACATCGCAATGACGGGTAGGGTTGACGTAAAAGTTATCGGAACGGTAAACAAAGGTGACAGACTTATTTCTGCATCAGTACCTGGATACGCTAGGGCGGCCACAAAAGCGGAATGCACAGCATTCAACGTGATTGGTAGAGCATTGACTAGCAAATCAACAGCAGGACAAGGTTCAGTATTAGCGGCAGTTAGAACTAGTCACTAGTAAATACTCATACTTTTTAGTAGAATCAAAAGGCGGTCTTCGGATCGCCTTTTTTTTTAGGCGTATAAATACCTATACTGCTGTCGGCCGGCAATGATAAAGAGGCCGTGTAGGGCATATGTTCTACTAACACAATTATAAGGAGTACCCCGGTATGGCCATAGGTCGTATATCAGGGTCGGTACTGAAGTCGAATCTGACTAGGAACGGTACGGACCTTGCATTTGAAACAAACCTACTGTATATGGATGTCACGAACAGCCGTGTGGGTATTGGTACTTCTGAACCCTCAACAGCATTACAAGTATCAGGTACAGTGACCGCAACAGCGTTTGCAGGTGACGGAACCAATCTGACCAATGTGCCTGCCACGTTGGGTGATTTATCAGCAACAGGATCTACACTTTCCTCGCCGTCCAATGCTGACCTAACGTTAGATCCATCAGGATCAGGCAAGATCAGCCTAGCGGCCAACACCATACTTGCAGACAGCATTGAACTACAATTTGGAACTGACGCAGATGCCAACATTAAACACACAGGTAGTGATCTAAACATCAACGAAACAACCGGTGATATACACATTAGAACTTATGCCAATGACAAAGATATTAAAATAACTTCAGATGACGGCAGTGGCGGAACAGCCACATACATTTTAGCAGATGGTTCAACTGGTGAAGTGAAATTATATCATTACGGTACTGAAGTGTTTAACACATCAAGCACTGGTGCAGAAATAACAAACACGTCAACAGGCGATGCTTTATTAATCACAACCACAGAAGACAGCAGTAGTGCTGGTCCAGTAATCGCTCTGAAAAGAAACAGTTCAAGTCCAGCAGATGCAGACTACTTAGGACAGATAAAATTCCAAGGTGAGAACGATGCTGACCAAGAAGTTGTTTATGCCAAGATGACAGGTAAGATTCTGGACGCCAGTGATGGATCAGAAGATGGTATCATAGAATTCGCACACAAGAAGGCAGGGTCAAATGTCATCACAGCAAGATTTAGGTCCGACTCGTATCAACTTTTAAACGGAACCACACTGACAGTGGACGGTCAGATAACAGGAAACCTGACAGGAAATGTGACAGGAAATGTATCCGGTTCATCAGGTTCAACAACAGGAAATGCCGCAACTGCCACAGCACTGGCGACCGCAAGAGCAATCGGTGGTGTCAACTTTGACGGTACGGCGGCAATCGACCTACCAGGTGTGAACGCATCAGGTAACCAAGACACATCAGGAACGGCGGCAACTGCCACAAACGTTACAGCATCAGCAAACAACTCATCAAATGAGACTGTGTACATAACGTTCGTTGACGGGGCAACTGGAACACAGGGAATAGAAACTGACACAGGATTGAACTACAATCCAAGCACAGGTGTACTGACAACAACCAGTGTCACAGGAAATTTAACAGGTAACGTTACAGGTAACGTTTCGGGTAGTTCTGGATCAACAACAGGTAACGCGGCGACTGCCACGGCTTTGGCGACTGCTAGGAACATAGCGGGACAGAGTTTCGATGGATCAGGCGACATAACTATTGCGTCAACTGATCTTTCAAACACGTCCTCTATCACACTGAACACATCAAGTCAGACGCTGACCAACAAGACACTTACATCACCACAGATCAACACACAGATAGATCTACTGGCACAGGCACAGATCAGATTCCAGGACGCCTCTGGTGGACAGTACGTGGGATTCAAGGCGCCTGCCACGGTGGCATCCAATGTGATGTGGACACTGCCAGATGCGGACGGATCAAGCGGACAGGTTTTATCAACGGACGGTGCCGGAGCATTCAGTTGGGCAGACGGAGGTGGCGGGGGATCTGGATCAAGTTATCCCAACTCCACGACGAGTACAATGCCAAGCAGTGGAGGCGACTACGATTTGGCGAAAAATTCCGCACAGACCACAGCAGAGACACCATTCGAGGTGGGTGGTACAGATGCGTTCGGTGTTAACTTGGGTACAGTGTTTGACATGATGGATCCTACAGGAACCGTAGAAACAACAGACCTAGGCGCTGACGAGGCCTACGTGGGAGCATAATAATATTACGATAAATATCAAAGGAGAAACAGATGCCAACAACACTACAATTCAGAAGAGGAACAACAGCACAAAACAATGCGTTCACAGGTGCACTGGGAGAAATCACAGTAGACACCACGCTTGACGCAATCAGGATACATGACAACTCCACGGCAGGTGGATTTGAGACTGTTGCGAGACAGGCCGCATACGCCGACGTGGCTGAGAGGTATCACGCAGACGCCGTGTATGACGCAGGGACTGTTGTGAGTTTTGGAGGAGAACAAGAAATTACAAAATCAACAAGTGATGCTGACAAGCGAGTGGCAGGAGTTCTTTCAACTGATCCTTACGCAGTGATGAACAGTCCACACAGGAAACCGGAACTGTTAGATGAATATCATCCACCTATAGCGTTACTAGGGAGAGTACCAACTAAAGTCGTGGGTACAGTTTCAAAAGGTGACATGATGGTTTCAAGTTCTATGGAAGGACATGCTAGGGCATGGACAGAAGACACTGCCCCACCAACAGGTTCAGTGATCGGTAAAAGTGTTGAAGACAAGGACACCGAAGAAGCCGGTGTCATTCAAGTGGCTGTTGGAAGACTTTAAACAATCAAATCCAGTATAGTTTGTAATTTACCTTTTATACTTTTATTATTCAAAGTATTTTTCAGACCCATGTGTAGGTTCTTGGGCCAACATTCAAACGCTGTCCAACAATAGCCGGAATGTTCCGCGTTCAATTTGGGTATAAATTCTGATTCTATTGCCACTAGATAGGTGTGGAAGAAGAACTTCTGATCGTTTGACGTGAACATCTCCAAAGGTATAGTTTTCTTGATTTTGGGCATACTGCCTGTCTCTTCCTCTATCTCACGTTTCAGGCCTTCGAAAGCACTCTCTGTGAATTTGCTTTTACCGCCTACTAATCCCCACATGCCTTGTGTCTTCTTGTCAGTCCTCTGTAGGAATAGGAAACGTTTGGTGCTGGTTGCATAGAACAGGGCACCCGAACAGACTATATTTTCTTTCATTCTTTATTATAACAACTATGGGGTTGTGGCGTCAAGGCTTGAGTTGTATCCTGGATCCGCTCCGCCGTCCAGCACTATGCTCCAATTACCTTGTGTGTACACACCCTCATACGATTTGACCCATTCCGTGCCATTGAACCTGTACTGAATGCCTGTGTTTAGATTGGTTACATAATGTTGTGTACTATCAGGATTCGAAGCGTCAAAGGCAACGTTCCATTTGGATGTGGTGCTGTTGTATTCTATTATGTCACCAACGCTGGCTACAAGTGTACCCCAGGTAGAACTTTGGAAACTTGCTGTTGAATCACCCACGTCATTTATTACCAGGTATCTGTCACCGTTCGCAGGTGTGCCCGGATCAAACGTTGCTGGGTTTATTATCTTCTTGACCGCAGTAAGAGAGTTGCTTGGTATCGTGTCTGAATCTATGGTGTACAATAGAATCGTGTCATCCAAGGATGTGGTTGCGATTGTGCCAACGATCTCGTTGCCGTTTGGTTGTGTCAATCTTATCTGTGATGTGCCATTTGTGACTTTTCCATACTGATCCAATAAAACTTTCCAGTTGACCGCTGGTCCAAATGTTTCAAACGGATCAAGATTCGTCGATGCATTGGCTCCTGTATGGAAACCATCACCACCTGATTTCACGTTAGTACCTGTAGATCCTAACAGTCTAAGTTGATTACCAGTGACCAATAATCCAAAATTGTTTGGTGTGATATAACTCCTAGAAGTAAGTTCTCCGTCTATCAATCCTTTTGTTATGCCGCCGTCATCGTCGTATATGCTCATTATGATCTTCTGTACCACACCTAACTTCTTGACCTTCACTGGCGGTGATAGCCAAATTGGCATGCTGAACTGTAATGTTGCTACATCAATTTCGGAATCTGCACCCACCGGAATGGTTCTCGAACTGAATGTTATATTCCCTAACTCAACATAACTGAGACTTGTCCAATCGATGTAGTTGTCTGTTTTCTGTATCTCGAAATCAGGATTGAATAGGTATAAAATTTGTTCTAATATTTGTAGTTTCTGATCAGTGTTTGATGAAAATATATCTGCTGTGACTTCCAACCTGAAAGGCGAAGGCATGACCTTCTCCACGGTGTAGCCTGCACCAAGTTGGTTTGTGTAGTTTCCGTCACTGTCCACATCTCTTTCTCTTAGGTGTTGTTTTTCGACATGATATGGATTTTGCATCCTTTCCCTGTCATAGTTAAGTTCTCGCACATAACAAGCAATCTTTGGTGCATAGTTAAGTGCATTCTCGCTGTTATTCCTGATGATGTTAGCAACCTGTCTGGTAGGATCCCCGTAAACCACAGGTACCGGTCTCAGATTAATCGCACCGTCACTGCCTTTTCCGGTTTCCACAGAAAAGTTACTCAATATCCTGATGAATTGAGTGAGAAATTTCCTAACCTGTCCTTCGTAAAAATGTAGCATTCTTAATTGTCAGCCTTTGGTTTGAGTGCATCTGTCAGTGATTGTCTCTGTTTCACCGTTAGTCCGTTTATCGTTGATTCCGTTGAATTGTTTACAAAACTAGTCTTGTAATTTCCTCTAGAATCATTGTTCGTTGTAGTTATTCTAACACTATCTTCGATTTTCACCCATCTGGTTCCGTCGTAACGGAATAACCTATTTGGCAAGTAATCTGTCCTTAGGAAGTAATCTCCTTTATCGACCTGTGTGGTTGGAAACGTTATCCCAAAACCTGCAGGATTGCCATTGGGTGCTACTCCGTCTCCGTCTAGGTAGAATCCATAATGTGAACTTGCAGGCGTGTCTATAGTTGCATTCACAGTCCTCGACTGGCTTGCTCTTTGCTGTGTCGTGTTTACATTATCTGTCCTGATGTTTCCTCTTTCGTCTATGGGTGCAACATAATATTGTTTGTAGTTGAATCCCGCCTTTGGTGCATCCTGCTCGGCCTGTGCTACAATCTGATCGTTGATGGTTTTCTCCCTGTTGTATGTGCTCATGTAACTTGCCACCGATCCTGTTGTTGTTGCATCACCTAGTATGTCTTTGAATTCTTGAGAATCTACCAATGTCTTCATTTTCAATCTTAGTAGATGCGGCCACCAAGTCTGCGAAAATCCTTCCGCCGCCCTGTTCACGTCTTCGACCACGTAATATCTTTTCAGTGCTATTGGCACGCTCTCATCCAGTGAATAATCTTCCTTCATGTGTGGGAACTCTATCACATCACCACTCATTGGTTTCCTGCCGATCCTCTCCACAATGTCGTTAAGATGCACGGTCAAGAACAATGTGTCGTTCTGTAAGAACATACCAAACTGTGATAAATTGAAATCAGCGTCCTGTACGTTGTATATCCCTCTCACGACATAGACGTCGTCGTCATATTTCCTGTCCCTGTTCTCTAGAAACAATAGATCTTGTATGGTTCTTTCGTTTAGGCTGTCACCTGAGTACTGCGGTTGCGTTGGCGATGCTTTCCCGTCTTTCTGATCTTCTCCCTGGTTGTAAGGCCCCACGTATTTGTGTAAGTGAAGATCTGTGCCGCCCACCGTGAACATCTCTCGGATGTTACGATCGAAGAACTTGTAGTCGTTGCCCTTTTCAGGCTTGAAAATGGATAATCTCGGCATATCATACATATTTATTGCACAGGCAATGACTATAAATATGAGTATGTCAGAACTACAAACAGGACAACAGGAAATTTTCGATTACGTAAAGAACAATCTCGGTGACGGGATGATTGACGTTGAATTGGACCCAAAACACTATCAAACGGCTCTGGAAAGAGCAGTCAACAAATTCAGACAGAGATCTTCAAACGCTGTGGAAGAATCGTATGCTTTTCTAGAGCTGAAAAAGAATCAGAACACATACATACTGCCAGACGAGATCATCAATGTGAGGAATCTTAACAGGAGAACTGTGGGTTCAAGGACAGAGGGTGGCGAAGGCGGTACATTGTTTGAACCGTTCAACTTGGCCTACACAAACACATATCTTTTAAGAGCAGGAGCAACAGGCGGATTAGCAACTTACTATGCTTTTGCATCATACCAGGAACTGGTAGGTAAAATGTTTGGAAGTTTCATACAATTCCATTTTGATGTGGCGACTAAAAAATTGACAATAACACAAAGACCTAGAGCAGATGATGAAACAGTATTGATGCACACTGACAACTTCAGACCTGACATAACACTGTTTAAAGATATCTATTCAAAACCTTGGATCAGAGATTACACACTCGCTGTATCTAAAATCATGCTTGGCGAAGCGAGAGGCAAGTTCAACACGATAGCAGGACCACAGGGTGGCACAACACTCAACGGTGATGCACTGAAGCAAGAAGGCCAGGCAGAAATAGAAAGACTTGAAGCGGACATAGGAAACTACCAAGAAGG